TGCGGAACGGCAAAGTGATGATCTGAAACGCGGCAGAAATGAGAGAGCCAATGAACATGATTGCCACTTTGACAACGTTGCAAATCGTGTCCCAAATGGATTTCAGCGATTCCCAAAGTCCTTTGAAGAAGTTGACCACAGGCTGAATGACATTCGTGTTGAACCAGTTTGCAACCGATGTCCAAATGCCCTTAATCCACTCCCACGCAGTAGAAGCGGCGTTTTTAACGCCCTCCCACAAGTCGGAGAAGAAAGCCTTGACTTGCTCCCAATGCTCAACGACTACCACAGCAATCGCAACGACTGCGGCAATAGCCGCGATAACACCAGCAATAACCCATGTAATAGGGCTGGCAAGCATAGCAGAGTTCGCCGCCCATTGTGCAACCGTGTAAATGCCCCACGCTGCCGCAAGTCCTCCCAAGCCAATCGCAAGAACGCTCACCGCCGCCGCGATAGCCTTGACCGCAGTAGGATGTTCGTTCATCCAGTCAAGCGCAGCCAACGCAAGTTCGCTGACCTTTTCAACGGCTGGTGCTACCGCGTCCAGCAGAATCGTCTTCATTTCCTGCCATGCGGTTGTTACAGGCTCAAGAGAAGAAGCAAGGTCATTTTCGACAAGCATGTGTTCTGCCGTAGCTTCCTTTGCTTCCATCTGTGCGCCAGCTGTGTCGCGGTATGTGTCAGCAGCACCGCCGTACAGCTTTGTCAGCGTTTCCGTGATAAGGGCTTGACGCTCTTCCTCGGTAGAACACTCTTTCAACGCTTCGTTGAACGCATCTTCTGCCGTGGTAACGTCTTCGCTCATATAGCCAGCAAACATTGTCGCCGCTTCGCTCGACCAGTTCAGCGCATCTGCGAGTGCGCCTGTGACTTGACCGACTTTAGCAGTTTCCATAGACGCTTCTGCCAAGCCCTCGACAGGCAAAGAATCTTGGTACGTTCCGAAGATGCCAGTCGTGATCGTTACCCAATCGGACAAGTCCTTTTGGTCATCCGACATTTTGGCAATCAAGTTAGCGGCTTCAACGGCTCTGTCTTCCTCGCCAAAGACAGCGTACAGGTCTTTCCACGTCTGCGTTGCTTCTTCTGTGCTAAAGCCTACGTTGTCAAAAGAAGTAGTCAGCGTTGCAAAGTCCTGCCGCAGTTCCAGCGTTTCAGCAGGAAGTTGTGCGAGGTAGCCTAAGAACTCGCTCATTTTGCCGATTGCCTCTTGAATCGCTTTCGATGCAAGGTCAGCAACCACGCCGCCCAGCACAGTAAAGCCGTCACCGCTCTTCTCTGCTGCATCGCCAGCGTCCTTGAAAGACTTGTCCAGCTTGTCTGCTGCCGATTCTGCTTTACCAAGTGCTTCTTGGTTGTCTGCCAGTTCGCCCGACAAGTCCTTGATAGACCGCTTCAACTTCTTGGCTTCGTCAGAATTTTTGCCGTACTCGAGAACGGCATCGGCATATTCTTTCTTTAGCCTGTTTAGTTCGCTCTGCTGGTCATCAATGGTGTTAGTCAGCTTCGTGGTAGCAGAAGCGGCTTCTTTGGCGGCACTTCTCTGCTCGTCAAGTTCTTTATTGCAAGCGTCAATCGCCTGTCTGATTCGCTCTTCGGCACTCTGTGCGTTAAGCAGCTGTGTCCGCAGTTTCGATACTTCTGTGGAGTTATCGCCAAAGATTTCAGCGGCTTTATCGACTTTCTGCGACAATGCTTCGGTCTTTTTCTCGGAAGCTGCCAGCTGTTCTGACAGGTTCTTTTGCTTGTTTTCTAAGGCTTCAACGCTCTTACCCGTGGTTTTCATCTGTTCATCGTTCAACTTCATTTCAGCACGAAGTTCCGACATTTCATCGTTCGCTTTTTTTATAGAATCGTTAAAGTCTTTGGTTTCCGCTGTAAATTTAATTTTCGCTTCGTTTTTTGCCATGTATTCACCTCCTATTTGCTTCGTTCTTTCTCAATGGCGTAGTCAAGCCAGTGGTCATAGGCAACTTTGTTCTCGACTACACCGAGCAAAAAGGAATAATCTGCGTACCAGAAAATATCCTCTGGAATTTCGAGAATTAAGACATAGTAGGTGTAATAATCCTCGATGTCTTCCAGCTGGAATTTTGGTATTCTGATTTTACTGCGCTTCCGCTCACGGGTACGCTGAATGAACGGTTCGCGGAAGCCTTTTAGTTTTTTGGCTGGGTAAGACGCTTGACAGCATTTGCGACAGCGATTCTGTCAGAGCCGCACTTCATCATGAACTCTTCTTCTGTGATGATCTCGTCAGCGTTGAGGTTATCGCACATATAAGCAGCGTAGAGAATCGTCATCATGTCCAGTTCGTCATAGTTGCCGTTCGCGCTATTGTTCATCGCCTTGTTGTAGCGGTTATACAAATTCACGTTCTTGCCTTTCAGCTGATACAGCGCATAGAACGCAAGCGTCAGCTTCGCGGTAGTACCATCGCAAAATTCAAAGTCAATGGTCGTGTTCATTTTGTTTGCCATCGTTCATTCTCCTTGTGGTAAAAGTAAAGCCCACCGCAAAGGCGCGGTGGGCTTGCTAGTTTACTTTTCTTCCTGCTCTTCGGTTACTTCCTCAACCAGAGGGGCAGTTTCCAGAATTTCAGCAAAGCGTTTCTTGGTGACGGTGATAATCTCGTCTTCCTTATACACCTTGCCCGTGTGCTTGTCTTTGAATCGCTTCAAGACTTTCACTTTCATTCTGTGTCACTCCTTACGCATTGTCGATCTGTACCATGTCGGGCGTGAACTTGGTCATCCAGTCAGTCTTAGCAGTACCGTCAGTCAGTTCGCTTGCCAGAGCCTGATACACGCCGTTGCCGTAGTCATCGGGCATGATAGAAATTTCCAGTTCGATTTCGGCGACTTCCTCTGCACCATTCTCGGTCTTGGCAGTCTTGCCAGATTCGATAATGCAGTTGGGATATGCCTTGAACATTTCCACACCGTCTTCGTCATAGACGTGCTGGGTGATAGAGAATGCTTCGTGGACGCTGTTGCGACCATACGCCTTAACGCCCTCGATCAGAGTGTCCAGTTCCATGCCATAAGCCTTGACATACAGTTCATAAGGCATATGCAGGGACAGAGACAGAGTACCTGCGCCAGTACCCTTTACAGTCTTCTTGAATACGACACCACGGCAGGACTTGGAAACTACCTTGGCTTCCATTTCCTCTTCGCTGGAGCCGATGCAGTTCGCAGAAGTGTACTCGGTTGCACTCTTGAACTTCACGCCCATTTCGCGGACTTCGTATTCAGAAAAAACGCCATTGGTCATAATTGTTTGCTCCTTTCGGTTATTTGTTTTCAAAACCCTCAACCATCTTGCTTATGCAGCGGTCAATGATTTCTGTTTGCTGGGATTCGCCACCGCGCTTGAAAAACTGTTGGTTTCCAACATGGCGGCGAGTGTTCGTTCCATCATCGGGAAAATATAGATACTGATAGTCCTTTGCCGACTTTACTGTGACAAATAAATTGCCCTTTTCATCGGTCATAGACTTGCTCGTTTTCGCAGGAGGCTTCTTTCCTCTCCACGTCTTGCCAGATACAGGCATTAACCGCCGAATCGCATCTTGAATCAACGGGCTTGCTTCTGTGTGCAAAACTTCGTTAATTGTGCTTTCTGCATCGCCTTGGAAGTCTTGTGCAGCTTGCAATAGCCTGTCTAATTCTCTTGCGTCCAGTTGTAAACGTGCCATAGAATCACACCTTTACAGGCTTCACGAAATGAAGCGTCAGCATTTCAACAACGACATTGGTGTTCGGCTTCTGAACGTAGTCGAAAGTCGGGTCGTTGTCAGCCAGTCGCATACCAGAGATTTCGAGCATCTTGTCAATCACAGTCTTTTCAAGACCCTCGGGAATGTAATTTTCACGAATGATGTGAACGGCGAAGTAATAGCTGTTGCTTGTCTTGTTTGCGCTGATTGCAATTCTCTCGCGGTCTAAGACGATATAGTCCCACACGGTTTCCCGAATGCTGTTATCGACCATGCCGTAAAAGACGTTCTTATCAACTTCCAGCAGCTTTTCTTGAATGTCGTTAAGAATCAATTCGTTTCACTCCCTCAAGATACATCCACATTTCTTTGCGGTCTTTGTCGATGTAGGAAATGTCGTACAGGTAGCCGTCAATGACCGCCTTGCACTTGTTGTCTACACCTTTGACCAGCCGTGTTCTGACTTTCATGTTCAGCGTGAAGTCGTTCTGCTGCGCGAACTCCATGTCCTGTTCTCGCTTCGCGGATTCCTCGAAAGCAAGTTTCACAATGAAGTCGAGGTTGTCCATCGTGGAAACATTCTGTTTAGCAGCGAAGTCCGTTCGCCGCTCCTTTTCACGATAGACGCTAACCACGCCGTCATTGTAGCGGCTGAATTTATTCTGCATCTTCATCACCGCCATTTGCGCGATAATACGCCACGTCATTTCTCGCCTTGACCTGTGCAATCATGTCTGCATAATTCACAAAGAACTCCGACAGAGAGTGATTCCATTCATAAAGGCAATAATTTTTGAAGAGCGTATTTTCGTCCCCTGCTACGCTGAAATCGAAATCGGAATCAGTAATCCCCAACCTGTGCTTCAAGTCGGGGATTGCAGATTCCATGATTTCTTCGATTCGAGCGGTTGTTTCATCATCTTCCCAAGTGATGTTCAGCTTGCGTCTGACCTGTCCGAGCAAAGTCGGATTGTCCATGATTCACAACCACCTTTCACGCAGTTTAGGCGGTCACAGTCTCCTCATAGTTGCGAACGGTGATGTAAGCAGGAGACAGACCGCTGATGTCCAGATACAGAGCAGAGGTGTTGTCGAAAGCACGACCAGCACCATACTGCTTCACCTTGAAGACGCGCTGGTCTTCCAAGAACTTGCACTCGTCAGAATACTCGATGACACCGTTCTTGCTGCCGCCCATGCCCATGAAATACTCGTCCTTGAGGAACAGAACGGCATCGCCGTCAGACAGAGCGTTGGACACGTAGACGGTGGTGGGGAACGGGAACAGGTTGTTCACATAAGTGCCATTGGCGTTCAGAACGGTAGTGGCAGGCATAACCTTAGTCAGATAGTCGTTCTGGTTGACAATCATGCACACCTCGGTGAACTTACGCTTGTGACCGCTCTCGGTAACAGCCATCTGTGCAATCAGCGCACCATACTCCTCGGGAGTAAAGGACGTGACAGCAACCTTGGTCTTGTCGGGATAGCCAGTAGAGGAA